TTCTACTTCTGCCATTCGTTTGTATAGTTCAGCCAATAGTTTTTCAGATCTAGGTTTATTAAATTCAAAACCATTTACTTCTTGTTGTTTAATGATGTCTCCTACTGCATGTTCTAATTCAATAGATTCTTTAGAGAATCCTCTTGCCTCTTTACGTAACTGATCAAGCACAAGTTTGTTCACTTGGACATCTCTTACACAGTAGTCCATCATTTCTTTTGAGTACTTACTGTAGTCATCGAAGTCTATCTTAGAAAGATTAATAGCTGGGTGATAGCCCCACATACTCAAACTGTGTCCACCTTCTCTGATTGGATTAAGAAAACGAGAGAGTACTAAAGTATCTCCAAGTTTCTTAGTTGTTAGATCAACATTAGCTAGTCTTTGGACAACAGGTACATCAAAGCCTATAATATTATGACCTATTAATGTATCTGCTGACTGAAGCAACTCAAGACCTGACTCTAGCTGGTGAGGAGCAAACTTATATAGTTGGCCAGAATCAGCATCTTGAGCTACAATGCACCAAATTTTGGTAGCATTTAAACAATCGGTTTCAATATCGAATACTAATTTATGCATAATCATTGAACTCCAAATCGTTGTTATCACCCTCGAAATCTTCCAAAGGTTTTTCTTTTAATCTTCCTGTCTCTCTATCGTATATTAACTTAGCAGCCAGACCAACATCACCAGTGTACCTGGATTTTAAAACTCTTAACACTGTAGTATTAGCTTCGTCTGGATCATCTGCTTGTTGGTTTCTTTCTAAGGCTATGACACAATCACTGAGTTGTGCTATGGATTGAGATCCTCTAAGGTGGCTAAGACTTACTTGTATTCCATTCTCGTGTCCTTTGTTACCATCTACTCGTCTAAGGTGAGACACAAGTATCATACCTGCACCTGTCTCTTCACATATAGATCTAAGCTTAGTCATAATGGCATCGATTGCTCTACGCTCATCTCCTTCTACTGTGGCTGAGACTAACATATGTAAGTGGTCAACAACTATCCACTTGCATCCACAACCAACAATCATATACCTTAACTTAGAAAAGATATCTTCGATAGAGTTAGCGCCAAAGTGTGCATGAATCCATACACGATTCTCGTTGTCTCCGTTGTAAAGTATATCGAAGTAGTTATCCAGTTCTTCTTTTGAAAATCTTTCTAGTTCTTGATCAATGTATAATCTTGCATTGGCTTCAATTGATAAGATACCACTGATGGTTCTATTAGGATCTTCTTCAAGTGCAATGATACCTACATTATCTTCTGTGTTTTTAATGAGCCAGTGTTCTAACTCACGAGTGACACTGCTTTTTCCTAGACCTGTACCACCTGTAAAGGTGACTAATTCTCCTTGTCTCAAGCCATATAATTTCTTGTTCAATCCTGCATAAGGATAAGGAACACTCGGTTTCTTTTCCCTGTTCATAAACTTATTCTTAAAGTCAGAGACATTGATTACACCTGATGGTGTATATGTCTTAGCTTCCCACCAAGATTGATTGTATGCGCTCTTAGCTCCTTCAATGAGCATGTCATTGGCATCTTTATAACCATTAGGAATGCGCATGATCTTAGCTTTGTTAGGTGTGAGTAGTCTAGCTACCTTCTTTGCTGCCTCTTGACCTGCCTTGTCTCTATCAAAACATATTACAACAGTGTCAAAGCTTTCAACAAACTCTAAACTATTTTTAATATCTCTGACTGCACCTGCTGCACCTGTCTTGATACTGACTACAGGCCATTTAGATCCTAGCATTTCGTATGCAGCTAGAGCATCGAACTCACCTTCAACGATGGTAAGATACTTGCCTTTGCTTTTGAATAACTGTTCACCAAACAAACCACTCTCAGAGATTTCACCTGTGATGCGGAAATCTTTCTTGGTTCCAGGTGCTGTTTCTGTTTTAACTTTGGTCGCAGTTAGTTTGTTATCAGCATAGTACGGAAAGACTTGTGATTTTATTACTGACTTTCCTCTGACATCGTGACCATTGATTACTTTAACACCATACTTTCTCGCTGTCTTTTCAGCTATATTTCTATGGTCTATCTTAGAGAAGACACCATTTCTAGGTACTTCCAAAGCATAGTGTTGTTTGTCTTTTAGTTTTGTTACTGTTCCTTGTTGTTCCATTGGTCTATCCTCACCTGTTTTATTGTAGTAGTCTTGTATAAAAGTATCGCAACTAAAACATTTAGCTGATCCATCTTCATTGACTGAACAAGCATCACTACTATTGCAAACAGGACAAGGCTTATGAAAATCTACAAATTCTGTATTCATCTTGTTTGCTCCTTCACTCATTTTGCCTACCACCTACCGAAGTTTATAAGTTAGGTACTTCTTACCTGTACTGCATTAGTCCTCTTCAGGAGGAAAAGCATCTGTCTCTTCGATGTCAATTGCAGGAACTTCTTCGCTATTAACAAGTTCAACTATTCTATTGGAAAAGAAATTAATACTTGCTTGTATCTCTTCCAAATCAAGAGTCATGTTTGCTTTCTTTTGATTGAGTCTTTGAAGTCTACCAAAGATGGCTTGTCCTTCTTCAGGTAAATCATCTACGTTTAGTTGTACTCCATCAATCTCAATGTAAGGTTTTTGTTCTTCGTTCATTACTAACTCCTATTAAAATTCAATATCATCAGCGCCATCAAGCACATCAAACTCATCTTCACTTCCGTCACTGTATGGAACGTGATCAATGATTTGTATTGCTTGTAGGTCTAAACGATTAAAAGTTCCGAACTTATTCTCAACAGTCTTAGGTTGAAACTGAACTTTTATTTTAGAACCATTACCTATTGGCTGATCAAAAGGATTCTTAGCTGCATCCACAACACGTACTGGTGGATTAGTAGAACCATCAGGCCTTAGGTAATACTTTTTGAAGAACAACGCAGGTTGCTCATCAATTTCTTTGATCTTATGACCATCAGCTTCATACTTAGCAGCAGTTTCTTTGTCTACTACTAGAGTACACTGATAGGTAGGCGGATCAAAGGTGTCGTTGGGTTTTGTTGCGCTTACCCAATAAGCGATTCCTTCTTCTATCATATAAGGTCCTCCATATTAAAGAAGTTATTGTTGTTAAACATTAGGTGGATTATACAGGAATCCAGGTCCAATGTCAAGAACTAAATGAAATATAATAGAGAAAGTGTGAGGGTTTATGGAGTCACGAATGCCCTCACGCACTCGCCTGTTGTAGAAACAGGTGTATCTAAGCGACCTGTGTATAGGTATAGTGTAGTATTGTATTGCTTATATTACACGACTCGTAGTGATTATACACTTCTCATCATTTATATTTCTTTTCGTATCTAGTATTGTAAGGACAGATTTAAAATCTGTCAAGTTTTATTTGTTTCTTTGTGTGTAATCATAAAAGAATTTCTTTGGATGTTTCAAACCATCCACAATCTTTATTCTTTTAAGGCCATGCATCTTGAACTTAGCCTTCGTTAGCAGCTTGAAGTCTTTAAGATTGTCAAGACGAATCACCACTGACATATCCTTGAACTTTCTCAAGTACTCTCGTGCTTCTACAAGCCCTTTGAGTTTAAGATTCAAACCATTCCAGATGTAGTCAACAGTCTTCATTGTTGTACTGCTCCCATAACTAAGAGCATGATTAATAAAACGACTGAGAGAATGTGAAACGAATACTTAATCATGTTCATTACCACCTCTCCACTTCAACAACTTCTCTTTCATTACCACAATGCTCGTATGATTCCAGGTGATCTCCGTCAAGCCAACGATCTCTTGCATCTTCTTCTGACTCTGCTTCGACCTCATACCTTTCGTACCAGTGTCCTACTACTTTAACATCTACGAAGTAAGTTTCTAATATCTTTGCTTTTTTTGTTTTAGTATTGAAAACAATTTTTGTTTGAGCTTCTATATCATCAAACTCACCTAGTTCTTCTGATGGAGGTTCAACGAAAGGTGTTATCTTTTTAAGTCTGTTGGTCATGCCTTGTCTCCTTTAGGTGCTTCGTAACGATGATTGTTGCTGTTCCATTCTAAGTCTAAAGCTCTTGTAAACTCCCACTTAATATCATCTAACATACTTAGATCACTCAGATATATATCATGCATTTCTC